GTTAGATATGGCCGTCAGCCGATCGACCGCAGGACTCGCAGATTTACAGAACGCTTCAAACAAAGGCAGCAACAAGAGCTAGCCAAAGTTATCAAGAAAGCGATCTACAAGCATTGTGAACCACAAATCGCATACAAAGCGATATTTGGATTCCGACGCTCAGCGACAGATGCTAGATCAGGTGAAACCGACTTTCTAAAGACAGACCAGCCCTACTTAAAGGTTAATAAAGACCTACATTATAGAAGAGCTCTACAAGTCACCGAAAGAATGTTCCGCCCCTCGCGCCGACTACTACCAATTGCATTCCCCGACCTCCGATACTATCCTTGGACTATCAGCACTTCAGCCGAAGCCCCTTACACCAATTCACAATATTGGGAAGATTATGTATTACAAAAAGAGAGAGAAGGCGAAATCGACAATACCCGCATCAACTTTCACAATCTCTACAATGAGATTTTTCATGAAAACAGAATTCACGTACACCACATTAAGTACGGAATGGCCCCTTTTTGGGATAATCACGGCAACCCCGTCCCATACGAATTCAACACCTTGCACTCACGATCGCATTTAGTCAATGCAGACAAACCGGACAAGATTCGCGCCGTTTTTGGAGTACCAAAACTCTTATTAATGGTCGAAAATATGTTCATCTGGAACCTCCAAAAGGAGTACCTCAACGAAAGAGTCACGAACTCACCCATGCTATGGGGATTCGAGACCATCAGAGGAGGATGGCACAAACTAGTCAATAGGTTATCTCGCAACCCCTTCACCTCAGTTATATCAGCTGATTGGAGCGGATTTGACCATAAGGCTCTCCACGAAGTCATCGACGACGTCCACACAATGTGGCGAAGTTGGTTTGATTTTGACAATGGATATGAACCTTCAATGTCCAACACCGAAGACTACTCGCAATCATCAACAGAAGAATGGAAGATACAGAACCTCTGGGATTGGATGACCAACGCTATTAAGCACACCCCAATCAAAGCAGAATCAGGCAACCTCTATGAATGGAAATTCAATGGAATTGCTTCAGGATATCAACAAACCCAATTGCTGGATTCATTCACCAATTGTGTTATGTTACTAACAACGCTCAGCGCTTGTGGTATCAATATTTTTGCAAAAGAGTTCCAAGCCCTTTTTCAAGGAGACGATTCAATCGTCACTTTTAATGAAAGGCTACATCTCCCCACCCTTCTCGACAATATGGCATCTCAAGCCCAAAAGAGATTCAACGCCACCCTTTCCCCTGACAAAACGTCATACGGAGAATTGAATGACGTAGAAGTTCTTAGTTACAGAAACCGTTCTGGACTAGCTTACCGAGACCCCGCCGAATTGCTCGCCCACCTACTCTACCCCGAGAGACCCCGCACCCCTGCCGCAACCGCCGCCTCATCAGTTGGCATTGCCCAAGCAGCCATGGGATGTTCCAAACAAGTCTACGACACCTGTCGTGACGTGTTCAACTTTTTGGTTGACCAATGGAATGTGGAACCCGAATACCCGGAAGAAACTCATGAGATTTTCAAAAGACCTTTACAGGCCTTTGAAGTCAAACCAATGAGATCAGATCAGTTTCCAACTTATCTGAGAACCTTTCTTCAGAATTTCGACCTCCGCACTAGAAGTGAATCGGACAAACAGCGCCTCTGGCCTACCCGACCTACTTCCAACGGATTTCACTTTCTACTTAGTTAACCGCACCTGGTGCTAAGTCTTGTTTTATTTTCCTTTATTTTT